TAATTCAGCAACAATACTTTTCTTTCTTTCATCTAAACTAACTTGTTTTTGTTTGACAACTCTTATTTGGCGTTCTTTTTTTCTTAAAAATATTTCTTTTTGTTTCTGGTTTAAAGCTTGAATATCTTTTTTCTTATTAAATGTGCTTTTTAACTTAAGTTTTTCGTATTTTATTTCTTGTAATTGCAAATTATCATTTGTTTCTTCAATTTCCAAATTTATATTTAATAGTGCTTCTTGCCTTGTCGATAGTTCCCTGACACACTGCCAAACCCTGCCAGCAAGATTAAATTCCTTCCCAATCATAAAATTTTCAATTTGAAAATCTGTATGTTTAGGCAGTATTTTGTGTTTTTCTAGTATTTCATTTAATTCTTTTTCTACTAATTCAGGTTCGGACATAAGAATCCTCAAAGGTTACATGCGTTTACTATGGCTTTGAATTGAACTCCTTTTTCCAAAGCTCTTTCAGCCCACATTAACTTAGTATTTTGCAAAGTATTTCCAGAACCAAATTTACCGACAGATTGATAAAAATTTTTGTTAATTAATATACCATTCATGCTTCCATCAATAAAATTCCAAATCCTGTTTACAACAGGAAAAAGCACATCCTTTTCAGTCTCAACATATTTGCCTAATTTTTTATCAATAGATTTTTTTATAACACTACCAGAAAATACACAGTATGCCCATTCACTATCAGCTTTTTCAATTCCAAAATCAATCAAAGAAGTAATACAATTACCACCTATGTATACTTTGCAGCTACATGGTTCGATGCTTCTGCCGTCAGGTATTACGGCAATCGATTTGTAATTTTTAGATAAGAAGTTTGTGCTATTATAAGTCTTTTCAATTTTTGAATAGTCACCATCGACACTTATTATGACGACAGTTATATCCAGATCTTTTTCACAATAAAGCATTTTTTAGCCCAGTGGTACTTCAAAGTCAATCACAATAATATCCGAAGATGTTATTGCATTCAACAGAGAAAAACCAAGACCGTTAACATTTTCTGTAAATGAATTTTGTTGCCATGCTGTTAAAGGATCAGATGTTGGAGCATAAACGGTAGAACCTTCGAAAATTCTTCCACCATTTATATAAACCTTCAAACTTCCAGCAGTAAAAGCAGTTGGAAGACCTGTAAGGTAATTCTGGTAATCAGGTGTTAAAGAAACGCTGGTTGGTACGATTCCATCGTAGTGCTGATGTGGATTAGACAAACTTACCGCAACATCTGCTCTCAAATTTTGACCACCAGCAGACGACCATGTAATAGTTGACGAATTTTCAAAAACAACTGTACCATTATCAAAGTATAATATGTTAGATGCTGTGTCAATTTCTATAGCTATATTTTTTGCTTCTGGAGCTATTAAAGATAGTTTGCTTCTTTCATCCAAAGTCATTCTTACATAATCTGTACCACCATAACTTCCGTCAGTGTGAGCACCAATATTGTGTAAAGCAGTATTAACGGCTGTTGTTTTTAAATCACCGTTGTTTTCCAAAGATTGATTCAATCTGTTTGCTAGGCTGCCTGCTGTTCCGAATGACTGCAAAATGTAATTTGTATTTGCATCAACCTGACTGTTTATGAGATCATCTCTTTGGACCAAAGCATCAATAGGCAAGTTATCATATGTATAATGATAAGGTTGATTGGGCAAGTATTGTGGTACTGTTATATTAGATAAGTCAGGCATATCTTATTTATATCCTTTTTAATATAATTAAACTAAATTTATATTCCAATTGAAAATAATTTGCATGCTGCTTGTTTTAGACAAATCTGGAAAAGTTACCATGCTATAAAAATCACCATTATTAAGAACCAATGCCATTTCATTCAGTGAATACCCATTCGCATCTGAATAAGCAAGCGTAGATGTAAAAATAGCTTGTGTTTGATTATCAGGATTTACAGTAGCGACAACCGGTTTGTTTGCCACAGTCACTCCAAAAAGGCCTGTACGACTAGGGTTTACCAATCTTGGTTCCCCACTGTAGGTACCTCCATTACCAAAAACCATTCGATTTACAAAATAGTTTCCATATGTGCCAACATCGTTTGCAAGTGTTTTGGCCAATGCAACTTTGCCCAAAGTAAGAACAGTATTATCAAAAGAAATATCTATCTTTTTGCCAGATGCATATTCAATAAATGCTTCAACTCTTCCAACACACTTAATATCATTCAAAAAATTCATTGTATTTCTCCTGTTGTGGTCCTACCATCATTGTATTCTATTTTGAAACTAACACCTTCATATTGATTTATCTTGTCGTTTATGCCATTTTTGTTTTTATTATTAGTCATAGACATCATAGATGTAGCATAAGAAACAACTTGATTGACAAGTTCTTGACCATTTCTGCTTACATCTGTTAGTGTTTCACCAAAAAGCTCAATTGTATCTTTGCTATATCTGTAGACATTTATTGACTGTGATGAACCAGATGATACTCCCATATTTATCAATTCTCCAGCTATGTCTAAATAAATATTCGGACCAACTGTATAATAATCGTTCACACAATAATTTTTACCATTTATTTCTATGATGTAGTTTTCTTTGTAGTTCTGTGTTTCTGTGGCATCGGGATCTGTGGGATCAGCAAATGTAGGGAAACCAACTGGTTTTAGTAATTTCATACCAGCATAGCCAAAATTACCCACTTGTTCTGTTAACAATCTCGTCAAAGCCTTCCCTGTAACGCTGCCATTCGTTCCATCCCAGTCGTCAATATAAAACGATAGTTGATCGTCTGAATCATAGGAATTAAACTTGTATTGCTCGTTATTAGAATCATAATAAAAATATCCATTGTTTCCTATTATTTGGCTTGCTGAGTCTATTCCCGGTTCACCTGTTGTGATTTTGCCAAGTACCTGCACTGTATAATCACCAGAAGTAGAACTAAATTCTGTCCCAGTTGGACTTAACAAAGAATAGCTAACTCCTGTTGCGTTGGAATTACTCAATGAACCATCATCTTCGATTAATAAAATATTGTTTCTTATATCGGCAATATCGTAAACTGTAGCGCCTACTTGTACTTGCCAAGCAGCAACTGCATGTCCTTGAGCGACATCCCAAAGAGTTGTAATAGGATAATCTGCATAATTATATTCAGAATCTGACATGGAATGTTTATTTGCCTGTGCCGCTGTGAATGACCAAGATGCCAAATTTATATTTGATAAATTGAAAGTAAAAGGCGCAGTGTTGATTGGCTCTGTGATAGATCCTATTGCTCCAATATATGAATTTTTTGGATTTTCAACCTCATACTCACCAGAATTAGAACTTGGCCCAAGAATTTCAAGCAATGTTTTATTAGAGTCAGAATATATTCCTAGTGACTGAAAATTAACTTGAGCACAATATAAGTTTATTGTGTCATTATAACCAGTAGCTGTGCCTGTGAAAACAGGAATAGGGCTGGGTGAAGGTGCAGGGCTAGGTGAGGGCGATGGTACAGGGCTAGGTGAGGGCGATGGTGCAGGGCTAGGTGAGGGCGATGGTGCAGGGCTAGGTGAGGGCGATGGTGCAGGGCTAGGTGATGGCGGTATAGGAGTTAAACCGGGTGTCTGCTGAAAGACCCATTCATCCATAGACAATGGATTTTCATATAAGTCAGACATTTTAACTTCAGGTGTTGGACCTACTTTGTCTAAAAACCCAAGTTTTTGCCCATCAGTTTCATATAGAGAGTTCGAACGCATAGCAAAAGGCACAAGCATATTCGTGGCAAGATCAATTCTTAATACCGCATTGTTTTGCAATCCTAAAAACATGGCACGGTTGAAAACTGTTTGAGCCATGCCTGTGATCATGAATTCGGTAGTCTGGTATTGAACCAACATTTCTATTGATTCTTCTGGAGGAATAATAAAATCTTCAAAATTACCACTAAAATTCAAAGTGTGCAGAACAGCATGGAAAGGTGTGTATTCGGCAACAATGTCTTGAATTTCTTGCAGCCTTTCGTTGGACAATTCTTTTATTCCAACATCTAGGCTATAATATGAACTTATAAATCCACGACATGGTTCTAAAAATGATTTGTCAATATCACAAGGATTTTGGCTATCTCTCAAAGAACCATTGTATTCATCCATGTTGTAAACATTTTCACTATAAGGAAATTTGGTTCTAACTTTGCCAAAATAAAGATAATTAACAAAAGGGTTTTTAGTTGAAATCACGGTGCTGAAATTAGCATCATCTTCTGATATCAACTTTGTATTCCAATCTTTTGGAGGATAATCAAAGTCTCTATCATCTCTAAGGTCAGCTAGCGGTAAATCTTTTACAATGTTCCATATTGTTAATTCCGGGCTTGTAAAGGCTTTAATCTGATATTGTATTTTTATAACATCCCCAGCAACCAGAGGTGCTCCTACCCAAGTCATAGTGCTTATGCCATCGACTGTTGTTATAGAAATGTTTGAAAGGCTGCTTGCAGCATAAGTGCCTGTTACCGATCTTTTTTCCAATTCGAAATAGGTAGGATTAACTGCTAAAGATGTTTTTGTTAAATCCCAAGAATTTGACCCATCATATTTAAAATATTCTGTATAAATGTTATCAGTACCGCACTGCCAATACTGTGTATATTTTTCTAGTGTAATTCCAGCATCAGAAAGAGCTCCACGCAATCCATCATAAGTTCCTTTCTGTTTAAAATTAGGAATTGCTTTTTTGATCTGCCTTCTCCACAAAGTTGGATCATCAGAACGCAAAAGCAATCCAAAAAAATTAGCCAAATATCCAAGTATTGGTTCTTGAGTTGCATTGCTATCAATAATATCGACTACTTGAGCGGCTAAATTGTCTAAAACCGTATATCCTTCAGCCACAGATGCGTTAAAATTATTTAAAGTTGAAACTGTCATGTCATCTTTTGCATATGACATTTTATACATTTCTGGCAAATATAAATCTAGTAGATTTTTATATTGAGAACTATTTATTACATGTGATGGGTTGCTAACTTCGTTTGCTATATCGCTACTTATAGTAAAATGTAAATAAGAAGAAAAAGAGTCTCCAGCAATATTTGGAGTCCAAGTCCAACATATATAATAATCACCTTCTCTAATTGTTCCATTTGGTGACCAAATAAATTTGAAATATCCATTTTGTATTTCTGAACCTGCCTCAACAATTTTTGTAATGATGGAATTAGTATTTGCTGTACCTCTTAACCAAACAGGATTGGTGGAAGATCCGTTATTCAAAACTACCATGGAACTAGAATAAAATGTCGTATTATAAATACTGGTTGCTTCAAATTCTCTTCTAAGCTGATCTGCATTTGCAATATTTTCAGCAGTAGGATCAGTACAGGCTAGTTGCTGAGCTTCCAAATAAGTTTTTTGTCTTGCAACATCAAATTGATCTATAAAAGACTGTTCGTTCAAAGCACCATTAGTGTCTCTTATAATGTAATAAATCTTGATATTATCAACTTTATACGGATCTATATCAAAACAACCGTCTGCATCCGGTGTATAGAAGTCGATTTCAATGTCATCTGTGACTTTGGGGTTCTCATAATACTTTTTTAACATCATTCCTCATCATTCGTACTGGAACTCTATTTCAATTGTATCTGGTCTTATAATCTCAAAGTATTTAGTTGTGACCTGTTTGCCGCTATTATCAGGATTTGCAGTAGTCAAGGTAACATCATACCTGTATGGTTCTTGCACAGAGAATAAGGCTTTAATCACATCAGTATCACGAAGTGTCTGGCCGTAGTCCCAATTCACAAGATTAAAAAACACAGAAAGAGCACTTTGAATTCTTGCTTTGATTGTCTCCTCAAATGTTCGATAATATTTATCTAAAACAACATCTATCAATACTGATGTTAAAACAACAACCCCATCCTTAAGACATGTAAAATCTGTAAGCATCTTTTTGGTATTCAAGTAATCTGTCAGTTCTGCTTTAAATTGCGAATTAGCAATCTGTAATCCTGCATCACCGGATTTTGCTAATATATAAATGTCAATAATGTTTGCAGAACATCCTGCATGTCTTAAAGCAACAGCAGATTTACCCATAACACCATTGTAAGGAGTTACAAAAAGATCACATATTGATTTATAATCAGAACCAGTAACAGCCCTGTTTTGAGATCTGTTGTAAATAGGAAGCTTTCTTCTTATATCTTCTACAGTATCACCATTATACCCAAACTCGCCTCTAGTGTAGTTTGAAAGATTTATCAAAACACTAAAATCTTGTCCCTCGATTGGGACAAGCGTTTCAACATTGGCAAAATTTGTTACTATATTTCCATTTGTGCCACCACCAACTCTATATGTGGCTGTAATTACCGCCCCGGCTGTTGGAATTTGTCCTGCACGATTATTACCAAAGATTATGAAAGCACTAAAGTCTGAGTTGTATTCAACTCGATATTCTCTTCTTGGTTGTGAATCAGTGAAATACTCAACTTTTTCCCACCTTTGACCATCAACATCAACTCTGATAGAATCCAAAAGTACTGGAAGAAAATTCAAGAGGAAACTTTGGTTTATTTCCCCAGTACCTATGAAAGTATCATTAAATGTTTGTCCTTCCAATCCAACTATATTAGAATTTGAAATTGATCCAGCCGGAATCAAAATATCTTGATCATATATTGGTCTATTAAAAGGATCTGCTGGAAACAATTCAATGTTGATGCCAGCACCATTGTTTACCAGAGAAACATCAAAAGGTGTTGGTATAACAAGATCTATGGTTTGAGGAGTACTTATTCTTGCTGTCCACATGCTTTTGGCAGCTATTGGAGGTTGTGGTTGATAGCCAACAAGCTTTGCCAAACGAAAAGCATTTTCTATTTCAGTTACAGTATCAATAAAAACTTCATTGGCTATTTGGTCAATCTTAAATGATAATGTATCTGCTATAAATGCCCAGTTTTCTATAAGCATTAAAGCCAAACTGGATTCTACGAAATCATTGAATTGGTCACCAAACTTTTCTTTAGTAAAAGAAATCAAACGGGCTTTCATGGACCAGAAATCTTGATTTGTATAATTCAGATTAACAGGAGTCGGACGGTTTTGTATGTTCGTCTGTTTGTATGGTTGAATGTCAAAAGGGCAACTATCTGCCATATTATGCCTCGCCTATTGGTACTTGTAATATAAGGTTTTCTACCACATCAATATTATTGAATGTGCTAAATTGTATTTTTATAGAGAGAAAGTTTTCCAAATTTTGCCTCGGATCACCCGATGGCAAAGATGCATTTGCAGCACTGTTTTCAACTTCTATTGAATTTACAACAATTCTTGGTTCCCATGTAGAAATAGAATCCGTTATGGCCTGCTTGACTGTGTTGGAAAGTATTTCTGTGTTTGGTTCAAACAAAAGTCTGCGTAACGGCGTGCCATAAGTAGGCAACATCACCCTGTCTCCGGGGTTCGTCAAAATAAGCTGCAATAGATCCCCTTTTATTCCATCTAGTCCTGATACAGATGCTAGCAATCCACGGGGATTTTTCACTATGGGAAAAGGAGCAGCTAAAAGATCCATTCATACCTTTCTACGATTTACCTAGGCCTTGTATTAATATAAGGTCTCAAATTATATATAGACACAGTTGGCGCATTCGGAGAGGTACTTGCATATATTCTGTCACTTATTTTTAATACTCCACCACCATTTTTACCCGGCACGAAAACAACTACAGGAAAAGCCCCCGGGCCCTTGCCTGTAGGATTTCCTTCCTTGTCAACAGGCAGTTGATAATCTTTGCCAGAAAGTAATACCAAGTCTTCATCTGCTTTGCAAAATATTCTTTTGGCTTGTGTATATTTGTAGTCGCCTACTACTTCATAGTTTGCACCAGAAACATATGTTATCTTGCTACCTTTGTTATCAACATACTTCTTATTTTCAACTTTATATCCTATGTACTCAATACTGTTATCACAAGTACTCAATAGATAGTTGCCACCTGTTCTTAATTGTACAGTGCCCGGTCCAGTGGCTGCTTCAGAAAACAAAAGATAATGAGGACCACGAGTTTTATTATCTTTTTGCGGTGTAAAAAGTCTTGCATATTGATTTTTTGTTTGCTCTTGTGAACCCATGTCAACAAGATCAAGACCCATGCCATATCCAGTCCTAATGCTGACATAAGCAGTGCTTGCTTTAGATTGCGGAACACCACCTTCTCTTCTACATGGTATATCTCTTTTATTTCCACCATCGCTTAGTTGAATTATATTGTTGCTGGCGCTTCTTATAAGAATGCCCTGATTTTGTGTGGCTGGTGATGGACACTTTGGGCCTTCGGAATCATCACATAAAAATATTTCATTACCCAAAGCAGACTTTAGCTTTATTCCATTTTTAACTCCTCTTACTTTTTGAGTTGTGCCACCTTTTTCAGCATCATTCATTTCAATAGTATGGCCAGTTGCAGACTTCCAATAAGTTCTACCCAAATACATGTCTGTGCAACCAAAATCAAATGGCTTGGTACTTCTTGACCATTCCATACCACCCTGAGGATCTTTTACACTATCATCCATGACAAATGAATGTCCGGATATAGATAACAATTGAATTCCAGATTGTGGTAAATCACACTTGTTGTTTTGTGGAGTTTGTGGTCCTTTGTAAGGACGGCATTCGTTCATGTGTTTGAAAAAAGGATTTGCACCAACCTGTGAATTCTTACCGGGGTAGTCTGAGTTGCCACCTATAGTCACTCCACCACAGACTGTAGATCCGGGTGGTTGCTCTACTTTTCGATTGGTATCAAACAAGAAAAGATCAACCGCTTCTTCATCAATGTTGACATTAGCCCTGTTTCTCAAAAGAGTTACATCTTCAACGCTTCTAGGCTGTGGGTTTGGAACTCCGGGTACGCAACTCACATCGCCTTTTTTTGAACCGCAGTCTGGATGCGCCCACTGTCCTGCATAGTGAAGATGATCGTCTTTAAATATCATCCAATTACCATTACCAGACATAATTTCAAGTCGTTTCCATTTTCTATTACATTTAGCATCTCCATCAACCATCTTTACCATGTGTTTTTCAGGAGTTTTAAAGCCGTAAATATTAGGATATGTAATTCTTTTTGCCGCAGCAGGGGATGTTTCAAGATCTTGTACGCTAGTTATATCGAATCCGTTATAGCTCTCAGTATTCCATGGTGGCAAAACTTGGGAACCATCGTTCGGGCCACACAAATATCCATCTCTTTTATCTTTATAAATATTTTCATACTCTGGAATAGGTATGGGAAACTTAGGCCTACCATCTGCACCCCTGTCTCTAGACCATGTAGTGCCAAGATAATAACCAGCAGACCTGTTGCCAGCCTCAAATATTAACATGACTGTGCTGCCAGCAGGAGGAACCCAATTCAAACCGCTATCATCAAATCCACCCATGGTTGAAATGGGATAAGCAAATGGCAAGGATTTATAAGAGCTATTAGGGTCATGTAATTGTGGTGAAAAATAACGAATTCTGTTTTGCTTGTAAATGTCTATTGTGTCAACACACAAGGCTGGATAAATGCCATAAATACTTTGTTTTTGTTTGAGAAGTCTTACCTGTTGCTTTTTAGATGTCTTTGATGCATCCAGCATATTTTTGCTCATGCCAGATAATGCTGCTTCAAGCTCGGCTATTCTAGCTTCCAAATTTTTGATGCTCATTTTTACCTTCTTTGATTTGCAACTGGAGACGACAGTTTTAATGTAGTTTTGTACCCGGATGAATCTATGACATGACTAATACTTTGAATCAAATAATTTGTTCTAGAGAAAAATTCATTGACATTTGGATATGCGACCCAGTCACAATCACCAAGATTGTTTCTTATTCCATAAGGATTCAAATAAATGATACCAATTGTTTGACCTTGCAAAGAAACTACATCTAAATATCTTGGATCTCCCTCTATTTGCAGATCAGCTTCTACAGGAGCAGTAATTTCATAGAATTTACTGGCGGCTGAGTTTGCCCAAATACTTTTAAATTCTTTCTGGTTTGCTTGGGCAGGTGTTCTAAAATTAAGATTAGATCCGGGAATAGACATGGCAGTTTCCAAGCCCTTCCTATTAATTTCATTTTTATAACACTGATTGGTATTTTTAGTTGCTTTTCCATTTGTTGGAACAGATGTTTCTGGCTTGCCCTTGGTAGTATCCATGCCCGTGGCGTTAGCACCAATATTTGTTGTTGGTTCAATAAATGTAAGTTGTACGGATGGTTTAAAATCTAATACTGGAGAGCACTGGCCACCATTAACTATGTAAACTCTTTTTGGCCTATCAGAATTTCCCACACATTCATTGCTAATAATACATGGATCATTAGGGTTTTCCATAATCAAAAGATTAGGCTTTCTTGTCCTAACATCACTTATAAAATATGTTCCTAAATTTCTATCGGTTTGAAATGAATTCATCCATTTTCTCGTCGCTGAAATTGGGTCTTGTTGTTCTGGTGCCCAGACATTTTTAGGACCATTTGTTCCACCATCTGATCCTTTGAATTTAAATGTTTCCAAAACCCTTTGACCGCCATTTCCTCCGTTGGCACTCGTTCCATAGTTTTTATTAATTCTTACGAACTTAACTTCGGCTTCATCTATAAATCTTTCTTGTGAATTTTGGTTAAAATAGTTTTTGCAAGATTCTTTCAAGGATTGTTCAACAGCATTCTTTAATGGAACCTTTTGATCATCTGTACCTACTGCCTTGGAATTTTTTGTGTACGGAGCAGATGCCTGCATACTCCCTTCTAATTTTAATTTATATTCCCAAACACCTTTTGACTCAGAAACGGTAATTTGTGTCAACATGAACCAAAGATAGTTTCCTTCTTCAACGGAGACTCTTGTTCCAGTTGCATCTATAAAGCTATCATCATAAGAAGCCTCTACGCTACCATATTTTTTATATGTTCCGTTGCAATCCTGAAAAATCCAACCGAATTCAACTGCGACAACACTATATGAGCCTTTTTGAGGATCGCATTCCTTGCTTGGCATGATATTAAGAAAATTTGCAAAATCACTACCAGATGTATCAATAATAACCGCTTCAACACCAGCACCATTACTAAATGAATATGTAAAAGATTTTACAAAAGATGCCCCAACACTTGAAATGTCTGCCAAATTCGCAATGCTGGATGAATTGCTGGATCTGTTGCCAACGGTGATCTGTCTTTGCCCTTTAAAAAATATCAAATTTACAAAAGGAGTTTTGACAGCAGCTGGCAGGGGCTGTGCTATAGGACCACATGCGTACTTTTGTGCTTCAAACGGTATGTTACATACTGGCATTATTTCCTCATACGAAGTTACTTGGAAGTCTTATGTTTCTTCCATTTTTAAAATCAAAGATATCCATCATCCCATTAAACTCAAGTATTTTCCACCAATAATCTGGAGTACTATAGACTTTATAACTCACCAAATCAGGTCTAAATTCAAAAGCTTTTGTTATGGTCAAAAACGAATCAGTCTCACTTGTTACTTGAGATCTTTTTTTATATGTAGAAAATGTTATTTTTCTATCATTACCATAAAAAAAGATATTAGAAGATCTGTACCTGCTTGTAAAAGTTACATATGAACCAGCAGTCAATCTTACATTTTTGTCAATCGTATTTGCCATGCTATAATCCTAATTTTAAAATTCTAGATTGTCCGGGAAGGTCCGCAGAGTTGTAAACAACTTCAAAAGATAGTGCGGCTTCAAATTTATATGGAATGTATCCAAAGCTTGACCATGGAACATCTACAGGCCAGTTGACAGATATGCTTTTCAAAATTACACAAAGCTCATAATCACCTAGCAATCTGCCACATTTTATTTTTAAAATCTTTGGAGGAAGAAAAGGAACGCTTGCCTGCTGTGGAGAATCAACCGGATAAGTACAACTTTGCAACAATCTTAAATTTGCCAAATTTTGATTCAGCTTTGACTCGCCATCAGAAATAAAAGTAACATTCCAAGTTATTGCTCTGGTTGTGCCATTTTGAAATGTTTGAGTTGGTATAGATCTGCCTATGCCATTTTCTGTGCTGTAATCGGCTCCATGAGTGTCGCCTATAGTAGGTAAAGAATACATAAAAATGACACTGCTTCCAACACGAATGTAGCAGTCTCTAATTGGTAGAAGATTACCTGTTGTACTTGTTGCCCTTGCCATTTTTCACCAATTATAGATTAGTTACTTCTCTGATACTACTTTCGTTGAAATTACCTGTTGGCAATTTGAAATAATTATCACTTTTTGGTGCGGGAGCTCCAGCATACGCTGGTTTGGCACCACTAGTTCCACCACTACTCAAAACCTCAATCATTTTTCGCATCAACTGTATCATCTGCTGAGAAGCAGAGGCTTCTGTTTCTCCACTCTTAGCAATCGAAGATAGATAAGACCCCATGTCTCCACCAGTGCCAGATGTTGCAGTCGCCATAGCAGCTTGTCGTTGTGGTGGAGCCATGATTCCAGATGGACTAGTTGCTGGCACTGCCATACTTGTTGACATTCCGGCAGGAACAGCGGTTGCTCTGGACTGCCAAGTTTCCGACCCGTGGCGAAAATCAGTATCCGTGTAAGCAGCTGCAGAAAGAGCGGTTGCTCTGGACTGCGCTTGGTTTGTCATTGCAGTGGCATTAGTAGGCTCACTAGGGGCAGCAACAGGCTTAGCACCCTTGGGAGGATCTCCTTTGCCCAATAGCCAACCAAGGCCAACAGCACTAGCTCCCTTGTAAAGGAAGTCCCATATAGTCTTGCCCCATCCTCCAAACCAAGAGGATAGATCTGAAAATATGCTGGTTATTGCATTCCATATTGGTTTTATCCAATCCCAAACCGCATTTCCAATACTTGCAAATGTATCTGAAATAGGCTTCCAGATGTTATTGTAAAGCAAGTCGGTTAGTCCAAGACTATCAAATATCCATTTTATTGGACCCCATATTGCTGTTTCAAGTATTCCCATCAAAGAACTGCCCAACGAGCCAAAAAATCCAGTAATTCCTTCCCAAATTTTTGGCAAGCTGTTTATGAAAGGTTCCACCAAATACTGATACGCAACATCTCCAAGATTAGATCCAGCAAACATACCGCCTATTGATCCTATTAGACCGCCTACACCAGCACCTATGGCTGTTCCTATGCCGGGAAATGCACTGCCTATCAAAGCTCCAACCTTCATTCCAAGGAATCCTCCTGCGGCTGCGCCGCCACCAGCAGCAACACCACCGGTAACAGCTTGTCCGGCACTTTCTCCTTTCATGAGCCTAGTACCAGTTTCAACTATTGCACCAAGATATGGTATCTTTTTCGCAAGTCCCGAGAGTGCGCCACCTAGCCCTGCTCTTGTAAACAAACTTCCAACACCACTCGTGAATCTGCCGATCATACTTGTAAACATTCCGGGTAAAGATGTTATTATCCCCCAAATCCAACTAATTCCCTGTTCTATTTTCGAAAGCAAACCAGTTTGTTCTGCTTCCTGAATGAGTGATTGGGCTAATGAGGCGGCAAAAACTTCTTGGCCGTCAATAAGATTAGCAGCCCTTTCAGCTGTCAAAGCTGCTTGAGTTGACATTTCACCGTTTATTTCTAACATTTTTTGTTGTGCTTGTAAAACTGGATCAGAAGCAGCTTTTTCTGCGGTCATGGCTTCCTGTTCCATTTTTTGCATGTCTGCAACAAGATCTTTGAATTGTTTTGGATCTGCCAAAGCCTGTTGAATCTTTTTTTCATCTATTTGTTTGCTTGGATCCATTTTTAAGTCGGCCATCTTCTTGTTCAAATTTGCAACTGAAGCTTCAAGCCCTAGTCCAACTTGCTGCTCTGTGCTTAGTGGTCCTTGTATTCCCTTCTCTAATGCTAAACCACTTATTTGATCTTGTAAATCTTTGTTTTTTATCAGTTCGGCATTAAATTTTTCCATGCCTTTTTTCATGCCAGCAGCGCCTGTTCCAGCACCTTTCAATGATTCGTCGAACTTAGTCAGTATGTCCATGCTTGCTTGTTGTTGTAGAGAAGCTTTTTTAATTTCCAGAGCTTTTCTTTCTTCGTTGCTTAGCGCTGTGTCTCCATTTTCTTTTAGCTTGTCATTTATTTCTTTAAGCCTGTCATTATACCCTTTAGCACCATCCTTAATTGCTTTGGCTGTTCTTGTAAATTCTCCAAGATCCATTTTGTAAACTGATTGTAATTGAATATTTAATCTTGTTTTAGCCTCATCTGATAAGTTTTCAATAGCATCTACACCATTAACTCCAAATCTTTCAAGAACATTATCCATGCCTTGTCCTAAGTCTTTTAGGCCTGCTTTTGATTTTGTTAGTATTCCATTTTGAAGATCACTAATTCTACCTACAGACCCAGCTGCTTGATATAGAAGTGTTTTGGTTTCTTGTGATGTATTCAAAAACAACTTAGAACTACTGGCGGCACTTTGCATTAGAGTGCCAACCTGTTCTGTCACGCCAAGCTTCTGTGCTTCAGCCATAACAGATGTTACATTTTTAATTGCGCCCGCTGTTAATGTCGCAGCGTTTTTCATGGCATCGACTATGCCTTTGCTGCTTTCCATGGCTGCTTTTAATTCTTTGCCACTTAAACCGCTTTGTCTGGCTACTTCAAGCATGCCTCTTGCAGTGGATGCGATTTGCACATTTGTAAAACCTGCTTGTTGTTTTAATTTTATGAAGTCATCCCCAAGCTCACCAGCTTCCATACCTAGCTGTTTTTCTATGTTAAGTTGGGTTGCCACCAAATCTTTAAGAGCACCTTGATCTTTTATGCCTTTCCTTTGAAATTCTAAAAGTTTGTTTTGAAATGTTAGCCTGTCAACACCTGTTCTTTTTTCTACATTTGCGGTCACCAAATATTCTGCCTGCAAATCTTTGGTTGCTCCTGTGATACCGTCTGTTTCATAAGCAATTTGCTTGGCCTGAATTGCTATTTTTCTTTGTTCTGCTGTTATTTTTACAAGGCCTTCTTTGAATGTCCTTGCTCCCAACAACACAGTATCATTGAAATTTGGAACGGCCATGGCAGTATTAATGTCAGTTACTAAATCCCCAGCATATTTTTTAGCCATGGAATATGCTGATACAGTCAAAGATTTCAAGCCCGATGCCAAACTTCCAATCATACCCCATTTGCCGCCACCGCCCGGTGGTGTTGGTCCGGGTGAAGGTGTTGGTCCGGGTGGAGGTGGTGTACCGGGTGGAGGCAGGGAAAGCAAATGAGTATAAATACCATCTATTGTTTTATTTAATTTTTTAATTTGGATAATCATTTCATCATCTCTAACATGAACACTACCCTTTTTAAGACCTGCTTCTGCTAATTTTGTAAGTTGTGTATAGTTTTTAGTTCTTAATCCTTTTTCTGCTTGTTCAGTAGCATTAATAGTTTCCAGTTCCCCGGTAATGTTGTCACCTAGTCCTCCATCAGAAGGACTTTTGGTCATGGATCTTGTGCTTTTGATCATTTCCTTAGCAATACTGCCAATACTAGATAAAATATTTTTTAAATCTCCAGTTCCAGTTACATTACTATTTTTCTCTATGACTCGTAAAACATTACTAGAAAGATCTGATGTTCCTTTTTCAATCGCTTGTTGCATTCCACCAAGTCCACCAAACATTTTTGATAGTGAACTGTCAATATTTTTAAAACTTCCTTGACTTTCTTTAATAACACTTGTTTGTGAATTTTGTGCAGAACTAACGACTTGGTTTAAATGCTTAATAGAATCGCTTATTTCTTTTACATTGAAACTTTTGTCAAGTTTTAAAAGCATCTCAGATATTTTTTTTATCTGATCTCCACCTATTTCTTTTGATTTGTTTGCATCGGGTATTTCTGTCTTGGTTACATTTTGTTGCATCATTGAAGACAACATGCTCTTCAATGATGCAAGATCACCAGATATTTGATTACCTTTTATATCTTCAATCATGTTTCAACCTGAGGCATGTCTGGAATATTTTGATTCACGGTTTTTGCTAACTGCTCTTTTATAGAAGATCGTATTGCTTCTAAATCTTGCGGATCGAGAGCACGAACAGATCCCATTGCGTTCAAAATAAAATTACAATCAAGAATTTTTACTCTTTTGCAACTTGCTCGTTTGTACACCCTAAATGCTTTCTTTATATATTCATTAGATTTTATATTAGTTTGATAGCTCAAAAATGGGTTATTACAAAAGTTCAAACCTGTTTTTTGAAGCATTTGGCGTATTACTGGAAATGTCAAATAATGGAGATTTACACCTCTAAAATATTTGAGCCCAACATCAGTTAAAATAACAAGTGGATTTTGATCATGTCCGGGTTTGGCATTACCATATGTGAATTGCACCAAGGCTCCTTTGCCAAGTCTTTTGATGCTTGGACCATATTGGTTGGCGGCAACTCCTAAACCAGAAGCCTTGTCAACAGCAGCAAAAAGACCAGAAAGATCATCAGCCATATCTTATTTATGGCAAATAAGCCGATTAGTTTTTATTGTTACTGTAAACAGTATTGGAATAATCAGTGCCAGTGTTTCTTATGACTATCTGACCAGCACCATCCAAAGCATCAGGATCATGAATTTGAGAACGAACTATCTTGTCTTCAGCCACTTTTGATTTTTTGAAAAAGTCACGCATATTTTTGCACAAAATTTTTCTAAGCTCTTTTACTGCCTCTTCTTTTGTTTTCTTATCAGCAATAAAGTTGTCGTACATATCTTGAATTTCTATTGGATATGCTTTGCCATAAGATTTAGATTCAGGATATCTTTGAACTTTGAATGCTAAAATATCTCCGAGTTTATAAACTCTTACACCTTGAAAACTTGTGTCTTCCAAAGGATTGTATATGAAAATATATGGAATATCTTCAGAATCCAAGAAGCTTTCGACTCTCAATCCATCTTTTTCGAATATGTAGAGCAACATTTCCAGATCTTCTTTGGTATGTTGCTCTAGCATATTATTAAATTCAAGAAATGTTTTCATCTTTTTTATCTATTAGCACTGCCTCAAAATAATTTCCGATGTTGATGGAACGCATCTCATCAAAGACTGAAGATCGCTTGGGTTTCCTGTGTAAGGAATTTCTTTAACGACTAATCCTTGGAAAGAGGAGGCTGCTTCTTTTAGTGTTTCCAAGCTGGCAGTTAGGAAAAGAACTCCATCTTTTCTTGAAATGAATTCAAGCTCTTCTTTTTCTGGTTTGCCATTTTCGTTAGTTTTTCCAGTTTCTTTTTCATAAACAATTTTTATATCAACAAGGTTTACAAGATCTCCTTCTGTGTCATACATGGATTCACTAGTTTCAGATTCTTGTATTTTTACTACTAATCTTCCACTTGTGTATGCTTCTTTTAGGCTATTGGAAAAATCTAATCCAAGGAAATACACAGTGCCTTCTGTTGTAATTACATTTACTATAAAAGCCCTGCGACGATAGTATTCAGAAATACTTTCCATGATTACCCTTTTGCGAAGAACCTCTCGTTCCTCTGGGCTACCATCTTCAAGTCGCTCTTGCTCAGGCTCGGATAGATATTGTTTTTGATCATCTTCCTTGAGGCACCACCTGCCAATATCAATCAGGCCAAACTTGGAATTGCAACGAGTTGAAGCCTTAATTGAGTATTCTTTCTGATTGAATATAAGGTCTTCGTTGGCACCACCACTTCCAACCTGAATTGCACCTAATAGTGCTGAGATATATTTTCTATGCACATCTGCTTTGTTACTATACAACCCCATTATCTTTATAAATGTTTGTGTAAGCTCTGGCATGCTTTGCAGATTTGTAAACATATGCTGTACGATGCTAACAGAAGGGTTGTTTTTGTCAATTTGATCCCTGATAGCTTTTCTTATTGTTTGACTTGCTTTTTCTATATTAGCATTTTGCCTTAGGAACAAGACTTGAAGATTATCTTCAACAAACTTTCTAGGATAGGAATCCAAATCGTTATTTCTGACTTTTTGAATCATATCAATTAGCTGATTAACATCACCTTTGATAGATTCTTTGAAAAAACTGGCTTTCCAATCTTCAAAATTCAAATCTTCTTTTTCTTCTGGCATATCAGGAGCATCAGTATCCATCATAGATGCTGGTTGTGCCACAGACATACCTGCCGCTGGTTGTGTTGGTTGGGCTAGAGGATCTCCAGCTTTTGGCATATCAGCAGGAGGACCTGCGGCTCCTGCACCGGGCATGCCGGGAGGAATGGAATCTGAGGGAGGACCGCCTGCTGCAGCATCCATAGCGGATGACAATACATCTTCTTCTTTAATCAACCAGTCGTTTACTGTTATCCAATTTGGATTCATCTTTAACCTTCCTTATGTTATTAAGGGTCTCCAGCAAGTTTCGCTTGTCTGTTATATGTATGTGGTTTGTTTGATTAGCTGTAACTTTAGAAACAGATTTATCTTTCAAACGAAGAGTAGTCATAAGATCAGCTATTTTTGTTTTCTTATCTGCAATATCAGATTTAACCTTAATTAAGTTGACGACTGCTTCTTTAGATGATGAACTGCTATCTCCTTCGTTCATAACCATTTCGACAAAATTATTAAGCAAAGAATCTATTTCTTTTCTATCATTTCTTAAATCCCCAAGAATTTCAGAATATATTTCATGCAGATCGCCATCTGTAATACTGGTTTCCAGACTGGACATGTCGTTTACTATGACGCTCATCGGAGGAACAGGTAAAACTTGGTCTTTATTTTCCATGTATATATCTAAGTAGTTATTTTTAGTTTTAATAACCTAAATAGATTTATGACTCCGCCTAGGAACAATAAATCAGATGAATCTTTTAGTTCAAGTGTTTTTTACACCCAGCTATCAGTATCTGTTAAAGAACTTACAGCTGCAAGTTATAGGCTAGAAGAAAAAATCAAAGCTTTACATGATCAGCAAATACAATTAGCTCAAAGATTTGAAAAACTTTTAGACAATTATAACAATTTGTTAGAAAGAGTTATAACTGTTGAAGCACAAGATGTTGAAAATGTTAATGATACATTGAATGATTTAAACGGCAAGGTTTCTATAATTAGAAAAAGTATATCTGACATGGAAAAAACCATATCCTTAAATGAAAGGTCTGATAAAGATTTTTCTGACAGGGTAACAAAGCTAGAAAGACAAAATGAACATTTGAAGATTTTCAAAGAAGGCACAGAAGATAAATTTAAAAAATTTACAAGTTTAGGACTACAGATAATTTATAATGTTGTGCTAATGTACATAGCTTATAAAATTGGAATATCATCTCCGGGTAATTGAGGACATATGGAAAATAATCAGGCAGTTGAAAAAGAAGAATATTTGTCAGCAAAATTTCGTTTGAAAGATAATGACAAAAATGGAGAGTTTCGTCCTTTTGTGGTTGATTATAAATCACATCCTTCCTTGAGAACAATCGTAAAAGCATTTAATAATACAGATCAAATAAAATTAGGATACACCACGCTTGACAAAGGAAAAGGCTTGGTCGAGCCGACCATGAAAAAGAAGGATATTTATATTACTGGAGGTTCTTTAGCAGACCACCTAAAAAACAAACTAGTCGAAGAATACGACCTTGTTACCGATGCCTCACCAGACGAAATTAGGATGATTTTGTCTACAAAAGATGCTGACCTAAAGGAAGTTCGTCCTCCAAATTTAGACATAGAAAACATGTCAAAATATAAAAACCTTCCTGAAATGGAAGCAAGAAAACGAGTTTTTTACGCAAGCAGATGGGATGTAAACCATGAAGAGATGGAATTCACAGTTGTTATTGATAGCCAAAAAATATTTCTGGCCACTTTAAATAAAAACTCCAAAAACAGAATGTTAACACCTAAAAAAAGATATTTTACAACCAGTGTTGAAGAAGATTCTTTTTCAAGAGGACTTACAATACTTGCGCTTTATCTCAAATTAAAAAATGATGAAGGTGAAAACGGAGAACTTATAGATCCTCATGGAGGCATGTTCGATTTGAAAAATGGGACTATTGAATTAATCAAGCAAGAAGAAAATCCATTTGGCAAAGATCCTTATTTGCCTTTGAAAATTGCCAAATTAGCTTCTGTTTACTCTGGTGATAAAAAAATACCATCAAATATTTTGAATAAAATTAAAGAAAACATACAAAATCTCGATGTCAAAAAACATGTAGTCAAAAGATATTACATTTCTGCAATAGAAGATGTAGATGTACCTGTAGATCAATATCTCAAAAATCTTGTTGATTCAGAATTAATCACAATAATATTTCCAGATATGCACATTACAGATCCTGTTAGCGATATGCCTAATGGTAAAATAATTCCTACAGCATTAATTCTTCAGAACAATATAGCTACCAAAATTGATAATGTTTTAACAAATTTTGGTTGGTCTAAAAACGATATTGAAAATATAATTAAACTTACCAAGTTAGCACAATTTTGCAAACACAATTATTTGAATCCCCATTTGATTTATGACTTTTTTGCTAAACCATCTAATTTGCCAAATTATCTCATAAAGAAATTTATGTCACTTTTAGGCAAAGAAGATTTGTACAGTAAAATTTTCGGACATGATTTTTCAAATGTCATGAAAAAATATGTTGAAAAAGAAGGAAAAAGAGAAGTAAACCCGAGATTAATTCATTTTTTGGGTAGAGTTCCAAGAACAGATGAATTCGAACAAGTCAGACAAAAATTGTTTGATCATGAAGTCAAAAAACTTCTTGCAACAAACTAATACACAGCTTAAAATATAGACATGAAAAACTACATTCGTGTCGATAGTCGGATTCGTTGCAAAACTGCAGATCTGGATGTGCAGGCCCCTGCCATTAGAGTCAGTAAAGTATTTGATTATGAAATGGTTGAAAAATTTTCATGTGATTTCAACAATGCCTTAAATAAAAACCCACCTGTAATACCAATTGTGATAGATTCATACGGCGGAGAAGTATATTGCTTATTGGAAATGATATCTTTGATCAAAAGTTCTCCCGTTCCAGTTGCCACCATATGTAATGGCAAAGCCATGTCGTGTGGTGCAATGCTATTCATGTTCGGTACAAATGGATATAGATTTATGTCAGAACAAGCAACTCTTATGTTGCATGAAGTTAGCTCTGGTTCCTATGGAAAAGTAGAAGAAGTAAAAGCAAACGCCGAAGAAACAAATAGACTCAATAATATGCTTTTCGGAATGGCTGCCAAACACATAGGAGTTGATGAAAAATACTTTCTTAATCTGCTACACAAACACAATCATGCTGAAATTTACATGGATGCTAAACAAGCAAAAAGTCATAAAATAGCAAATCATATAGGAGTGCCAGAACTTATTACAGAAGTTTCTGTAAGTCATAAATTTTTAATCAACAATAAAGAATTAAAGATTCAATAATAAATAAACGAAAGGTGAACTATGAAAAAGAAAAATGAAGACCACCACCATGGTAGCTATATGGTGCGCAGAAATCTACATGCCATTGTAAAACATGCTTCCATGTTAATGGATATGATAGATGAAAATGAAGAAGTTGAAAGCTGGATGGAACATAAAATATCTATAGCCAAAGCTGCTGTCAGCGATGTGAAAGATGCTTATATGTATGACAAGGAAGAAGGGGACGAAGACGAACACCATGGAGATCATGGTGCTATGAAAGTTGCTGTTCTTAAAGGTGTTCCTCAGGCCCATGATGAGTTTGGACTCAATAAAATTATGGGTAGTTGCGGTACATCAAATGAAAATAGAATATTTGTTGGATCAGGTGCAGTAAACGAAAACAAGGAACTAGTAGCTGGTGTAAATCAGAAAAAGTTCGTCATAGAGTCTGCCAAAAAAATTATGAACCTTATTAGAATAAGAACCCCAGAAGGTGCAATTCATGAATACTCCCCATATTTTGGGGTTGATCTTGAGCTCTTAAGATGTGAACAATACGGAATCCCTGTCAAAAATAAAGGTGCAAAATGAAAAAGTTCTCTGATTTCTTTCAAGAAAAAATAAATGAAGCCATGGATATGGAAATGGGTGGAGAAAATTCCCGTATGCATGCCTATCCACCAGCAACCATCCAAAAAAATAGATTTGGACATCTGCACATTTGGTCTGGAAATAAAGCCATAGTAAAATCTGGTGATAATTATAAAACAACAGACAACGAAGAGTCGGATATGTATGTTCAGGATAGCAGCGATATCGATAGCATTCTATCTAATCTACACCCAGATGATAGGGAACATGTAGAAAAAGGCTTCAAACTAGTAACGCATGATTTGCCTGATGATTATTTTCATCAAGACTAAGATTTACAAATAGAAAAATCCCCTGCATTCACACCGCAGGGGATTTTTCTATTAATATTTTTAAATCTGTTGTACCTTTGTGAACTCTGTGCCATATTCCTTTTTTGATATAAATCTTTTCTTTAATTGGCTTCGGCAAACTATTGTCTTCCTGATACAACCAATCATTATCATTTAATGGCACCACAATTCTGTCTTCATAATCACGATGCCATTTTAGTTCGTCTGTGTCCACATCCGGACTAAAAATTCGAATCACACAGTTTTCATGTGTAATTTCTTGATATGGTTTATAATTACTCACTTTTTGGAGCAGCCCAGCTTTTTATTTTTGATATTACAAGATCATAAAGTGCTTTGACCCAAGCTGGCTGGGGAAGAACATTCCAACCAATAACTAAACCTACTATAAAAAAAACAAGATTATCAAGCATATAGCACCTCATAGTCTCCATTTTGTAATTTTACTTGCAGTTCGTGACCCACTGCATCCAATAGACCGTCTGGAATTGTTTCGAAATTGGGTAGCTTTTCATCATCAAACTGTGCATTTTCCAAATCATATAGATGATAAGGAGCATCATCTACAAATTTTTGAAACATAGGATCCATAGGCTCAAGACCAAAAACAAAATCAATAAATTTCTTGATATCCATGCCCTTTTTCATAGCTTCATTTTTAGCCTCTTGCATAACAGGAACCTCAACAAATCCTGTATAATATGATGTGCGTTGTTCTTTATGACTCACATCATCTGGATCATTATCTGAAAATTTAGGCATTAACATTGGATCTTCAAAACTATACTTCATTTTATTTACTGCTATTTTTATAGCAGGCTTTGACATATAGCCCTGTTCGTTTATTTTGTTTTGAAAAAACTCATTAAATGTCTGCATTTTAACCCCTCACCATGATGTGCTTGATGTTAGTCCTAGTTGTTTTCTATATCTTGCCACATTACAACTCCACCATCCCGGAGTAGTTCTGTCAGTCTTAAGATGGCACTTGTGTCTGGCTCTAAAAGATTTAGCTCTGGCTCGATCATAGTTTTTGACTTTCAAGTTAGGATCTCCGAAACCAACTTTTTTAGCAACAACTCGACCTTCAGCATTTTTTCTTCCACTATTTACATACACATGAAACTTTTTTGGCCCACTTGACCTTTGAGGAGAATCTAAAGGAACTGATTTGCCTTGATAAATACCGGTTCTACCAGCTTCTGTCAAAATAATAAATTCATCATTTTCATTTAAATTAATTTGACCTTTTTCATAAAGTCCACGGATTTCATTTACCAAATTCATCCATCCATCAGAACCTAGTCTAAACACTGAATTAGATAGAGAAATATTGTTTTCAACATGATACTTTAAATTTTCAGACAAAATTACATTTTCTGTAATAATTAAAAAAGGTCTTGCACCTTCTTTTAATTCGTAAAATCCCATTTCTGTTTCCGACATATAACCACCTAGTAGTGTAATCCTAGAAGTTTGTTTTCCCCATTCTCTATGTATTCCAAAACATACAAGTTCTCTCCAAAACCTAAATGTTTTTTTATTACAATTATTTGTCCATCATGTATTTTACGGTGACAGTTGGCACATACACATACACAGTTTTGCCAGTAATACTTGCCTCCTTTCTGTCCTTCAAATATTCTGTGAG